TCGTTGTCCGAATCAAAAAATGCGATGTCCGTTTCATTAAGCGCCGCTATTGCTATGGACGTACCCATGCTGAAATTCAACGCGCTTCCTGTCAGCGTCCAATTCGTATCGTCAAAAGAATATTTGCTCAAATCTTCTTGGATTACATCTACCCATGCAATAGTTGAGGAACTAAGTCCGGTCATAGACACGCCGGTTGTAGTTGCAATGGTCTTACTGTTTCCTGTCAGCGTCCAATCGGTGCCATCAAAATCGTAAGCTCGTAGATCGTCGTTGGTAGCATCAATAAAAGCCACGCGAGTAGTACTAATAGCGGCGAGGGCCGGAGTCCCAACCGTTGCTATATTCTTATCATTCCCCACTTGCGCCCAATCCGTACCGTCAAAGTCGTAGGTGCGGAGGTCATCATTTGTAGAGTCGATGAAAGCTACGCGGGTTGAGCTGAGGGCGGCGAGAGTGGGATTGCCCATAGTAGCTATATTCAGATCGTTCCCCACCTGAGTCCAATCCGCACCATCAAAAGACTTGGATATATAAAACTGTTGAGTTCCGGGTTTGGTTATGATAAAAAAACCATCCTGGAAGGTAAGAGAACTTGCCCCAGGAAAATCAGCATCCGTGATTGCCCCGAATACTTCTGTGCTTTGGTTGTAGATATACCCTGTATTATCGTTCCCATCCACAATCATAAGCTGATTGCCGGTTACACCATTATCGGCCATCCAAACATTGCCTTCATCGCTTGCTAAACTTCCCAATAAAGACAATGCTCCTGCTGTGGATATCTTATAAAGCCTTGGCCCTATAACCGCATACAGAGAAGATCCGAACCCATGCATTTCCCTCACGGGCTGTGTTTGATTGGAGTTGGCAAACTCCACCAAGCCAGGAGTGCCAAACAATGCCTTAGAAGCCTTCCCCCCCTTATCATCAATCTCAAGGTAATAATTGATAGTGCGTTGAGCGTTGATATCCTTTGACCTGCCTGAATAGGAGCCGCCCACAAAAGGGAACAAGATGCCCATCTATCTNTCCCCCGATCTCATGTCCATAGCGAACTCGATATAGGTGTCTTCCCGGTCAAAGTTCATAAGGGTATTCCTGAACTGTTCTGCTTTAAGAAGAAGAGTCCGGGGAGGGTCTTTTCTCCAATACTCAGGATAGATATCTACTGCAAGATTAAATATTATTGCCCTCAACCATTCAGGGGGAAGATCAGGATTATTGGTTAAAGTATCGAAATCTTCTACTACAGTTCTGGCAGTTACCCGAATATCATCGGATGAAGAAGCCCCTAACACAGGCCAAATAAAAAACTTACCCGTACTCAATAACGGTTCATAATAAAATTGAGTGGAAACTCCTATAGCAGTCTTTAAGGGTTGATCAAAATATTCTTGTCTTGACCATTTAATCATAGGAATTTCATTGCCGGAATCATCATAGTGATATCTAGCTTCTATAATCTCCAAAGGCTTGCCTGTGGTAAAATTCACACCCCCAGATCCAAACGTATAAGTTGTCTGATTTACGACCAACGTGACAGTCTCTTCGTCTTGAAGCCACAACCTTAGCCCTTCAGCCTGCCATGCCTTTACCATGATGTTAAGGGCTTCCAAGCCATCGGCCATTTCAGATGATTCAGGCGTTTCCCCATCGGCAATTGCCCCTATTTTACGCAATGCCGACTTTATGATTTGATTGGCAGTCCGGTTATAATTGGCATTTCCGCTCGTGGCCATTTAGTACCCTTTCTTCTTATGGGTAGACTTCTTGTGAGGGTTGGACATCTTCTTTTTGCCCTTGCCGGCCTTTGCCTGTCGTTTTGTTAGATTTAACTTGCCTACTCCTGAACTCGCCATATCGTCCTCCTTTTAAAGATCCTCTGGTTGTGTATCATTTGTTGCTGCAAAATGATTAGACCCATCATCACCCCTGTAAACAGTGTTCCCGCTTGCCACATCGTCAAGCAAGGGTTCCAGTAAAGTGACCACATTACCTGCCGGAGTGCCATTCACCACATTCCACTGCACTAAAGCATCGTCCCTGGTAATACCTATGGCATCACCATCGGCTATGTTAGTCACGCTGGTAAGAGTTACAGTGAATCCACCCTTGGAAGATGCAGCACTTGTGGTGGTGGTATTATCTATTGCAGAATCTATAGCAGGACGGGGGTCGTAAACGGCCTGATGGTCTTTTATCCCTTTTACGAAATCTTGAGGATGTCTAGGCTCCCAATCCCATTTATTGACCCAGATGCCGTCCCATTGCTTACGCATATCAGAACGTCGGTAATCCAGGCCGGTCCGATCACAGACCATCCAAGGATCTCCAGGCTTATATCCCGCGTTTCTGGGGTGGCCCCAAGCCATGTTCAACCCCCTTTTCCCCCTGAATTAACAGGGGGAAGTTAAAGGTTAAGGGAAAATACCGCCTTCTCGTATGAAGACGCCACTCGTGGCTGATTCATCAACCAGTATCCACACTCCAGACTCTCCAACAGAGTTGATATTCCAAGATCCAACAACACCAGTTGAAATCACTGAAGACCCTGAAGTGGCCATAGCAGTCATATTCTGACTTCCAACTGCCAATGCGCTACCCCTAAATACAGTACTCCCGGCCAATGGTGCAGGCCAAACTTGGATAGTAAATGCTACAGGAGTGGCAGACGTGCCAGAATCACCTTGCGCCCAAATCACCTTAGATTCTGTCAAGTGACTGTCAGCATCTGCCAATGGCAAATGAAGGGTAACTCCTCCACCCGTGTTGAGTGGAACATCTCCTCTACTGAGCACCAAAGCAACCGGATCAACAATATACGTTACCCCATCTTCCATTTGGTAATAACTTGAGCCAGATACAGCAGGGGCACCCCATGTACTAAATGCAGTAATAGCACTAAGTTCAACTATTTTCTCCTGATTAACTCTTCCAGCATTATCAACACTGAACACGGTCGTACCAGCAGGTCTTTCAATCTGGAGCAGATACGGTTGAGTATCATTTCGATGTGGTGTAATCCTTACCCCACCTTTATGATGAGTAGGCTTATAAGCCGTCTGCGCTTCCCCGCTTTGTATTGCAACAACCAATCCGACAAGGCACCCAAGCAACATGGTTGCTGCTTTTTTCAATTTAAACATATCGTCCTCCTTGTATACTCCCCCAATTAAGGGGGAAATAGATTAGTTGAGCTCTACGCTCCACTCGACGCAAAACATCCCCTGGGATCTGTCCATCCAACAGAGAAACGTTTCTGGCATTTAGCCAATGCATTATCTGTTGCAAAATCATTATCCCGCCTGAACACCTTGTCCTTACGCAAGAAATACGTCATACCATGTGGACAGTTTGTACGGACAAAAAAAGCATCCGTGTCAGTAAAATAATGATTGATGAATGGACCTTCAGGAATAGCGTTGGTGGATTTAAGGATGTTTAAGGCGTTGTTGGTAGTATCGTTCTGAAGCACAGAGCGAAGTATTCTATTAGCCTCAAACCAATCATTTCTATGCACTTGAAGGCTTTTAGGGACAAGAGAAATCTTCAACCCCTTGTCATTGGTCACACCCATAATCTGGATGCATATGTCTTCTAGTGCAGTCTCGGAGATATCCGCAGCCGGGGCCAAGATGTTACTCCAATTCCCTGCTTTGGATGGATGAGTGGCAATAAAAAGCCTTACTCCGTCGCCACCAGTGAAAGAGCTATTGAATCCCCTATTGTAGACATTAGCACATACCGTTTCCTCTGTTTGCCTTAGAGAAAACGCAGCGGCTTCTGATCTACGCATGGAGACAACTTCATATAAGTTATCGTCCAGCTCTTCTTCAGTGACAATATATCCAATGCCGTAAACAACATGGACATATCTTTTTACAAAGCCCTGAGATTCCGAGTCAAAGGTAACGGATTGCCCTTGTACCTTTACAGGTGCAAGTCCAAATCCTGTGACTAGAACATCTTCTTCGTAGTTTTGTTTTGAAGCACCAGCTATCTCAAAGCCAAAAGGGTACTCCATTGGGTGTTCATCGTACTTACGTCCGAACCAGGCATGAATTCCCGGCCATAAAGCTTTGGGATGATTCGTTATTTTCAAACAGGGTCGTTAATCCTGCCCCGCTCTCTTATGAACTGCTGCATGTTTCCATGCAAGTCGAGACTATATCATTCTCCACATTGTGGAGATCTACCGCTTCGGGACACTTGTCCCTACTCCCTTTCGGGATAGTCGTTGCGGGTTTTTCTGAAATAACATGAACACACTTATAACTATATTGATTACCATGTAAATTATGCCGTAATGTGCTTTCATTCAGAAACTTCCCTCAGGATCGTCCTCATCATTATATGTTAGGAGGTTCCCTGATTTCAATAGATTTTTCGATATATGTTACCATATAAAGGGGCAATCAGTCCACCCGTGGTAATTGGTCCTGCCATAATTTAGTCCTCCTTTCATTTGAATTATGCACCACCCGTGATTTCACGGTACTGTTGCTGGTTAATCATGACTTCCCATATAGCCTGATTCCCTATTTCGTTGTCGGGAAGATTGGCTAGTTGAAGTAATCTAAGGTTAAGGGTCGCTGTCGTAGCGGCTGAGTCTGAATCAATCTCATAAGCAGACAGGTTCGTAACTGTACTTCCCGTACCCGCTACAAAGTTAGCATTTAAGCCGGAATCGGTTACGGGCATAGAGTTACCATCGCTATCTTCCTGCATATGGTAAATCATCCAGGGATGGTCACAGACATATGCAATACGCTCTGTGGAAGCTGTTCTGCTTACCAAGGCCAAGTTATCCCTGTCAGGTTCAAAAGCCACTACAACCCCCAAGAAGAAATCTCCTGTTGCCCCTATTATGATGTCCTGCAACATACCGATTGCAAAGTCACCTACAGCAGCGGCGTTAGTAGTATTGGTTCCATTTAATCTAACAGGGTCGCCTATGAAAATGTTTGAACCAGTGTTACTATTGAAGTAGTACGGGTTTGCAAAAGCCCCACTATAGGGCACTCCACCTAATGTTCTTACGGGTTTCAACCCGAAGGCACTATCACGATTGGCCAAAATAAAACCTCCTTGACGCACCTTTCGGTGCATTCTTTAATTATTATTTAGCGGTTCGGTTATCTATTTTCAGGCCTCCTGCGGGAACATAGCGGCCATCATCACCTGGGCCACCTTTTTCATCTTTTCCCTGAAAGAGGGATTTTTCAGTTTCGTCTATCTGCCTTTGTTTTTCTGCCTGATCTTCATCATAATCTTCCTGCCTAATTATCATTAGGTAAGCTCTCTTGCCGGTTATACGATCAACAACGGCACTTATCCTGGAATCAATGCTTTTACTGACATCGGAAGAAGCATCAGGGTCTCCCACCTGTAAAGTAGGATCTACCATAAAAGCATAACCTCCGTCTTCAGCTTGCATCAATCTTCCAGGGTCATCATTGACCCACCTACCAACATACCCTTTAGGTATTTCTGCCGACAAACGCAGCTTAATTTTCCCTAATGGAATTCGTTTGGTCCTATCTGATTGCCTCGATGCGTTTCTTGCTGGTCTTCCTCTTTTATTCATAGCTTTAATCCTCCCATTCATATTCTTTACAGTATTGTTCCTTCGTGAAAGATTCCCACCCGATTTTCTTGGAAAACCTCTCATATTGTTGCTTGGCCTCGTCCGGTAAGTTGGCAAATATATGTTTTTTATTGTTTCCTCCTGGAGGTGGGTTTCCTCCGGGGTCTACAGTGTTAGCTTCTTGGCGGTTGGGGTTTTCAAATACTTCAGGAAATGCCCCTTTGATTTCTTTCGTAATCTCATCCATCATAGGTCTTCCCACTAAGTCTGGGTTTTTTGCTGCAAGCTCTCTTTCAACCTGTGTCGCATATGCAGCTAATCTAGGCTTCTCTGTGAACCACGGATTATCAGCCAGCCATGCAGGAAAATCAGGGTGTGGACCTTGAGGTTGAGTATCTGTTTTGGTAGAAGTTTCCACGGGTTTTTCAGGCTTATTCTGTTCAAGGACTTCTAACTCCGATTCAACCTGATCAAATTCTGTTATGTCCTCGGACTTAGCTGCTTCCCGGAGTTTACCTTTTAATGTTTTTACTTCTTTTTTAAATTCTGCTTCAGCCCTTTTAAACTCCCGATCTGCTGTTTTCTTGTGGTACTCCCCAAGTTCTTTGATGTCGCCTTTAAGCCCAGCAACTTCTGACCTGGCATCCTCTAATTTGCCGCTCATTTGCTTGAGGTCTTTTTTCAGGAAAGGGATATACCCTTCCCCACGCTCTACGAATGTTTTGGCATCTACGAACTTATCGGCATCCCCACGAAAGCTCTCTTCCGGCGACCACCCCATATCTATTGCTTTTTGCTCTATTGCTTCTTGCTGTTCTTCTGTCATTAGGTTCTCCTTTCTTTGGTTTAAACTAAAAAAGCCGAACCAATGGATTTCTCCATCAATTCGGCTTTCGTAAAGCTCTGGGTTACTTAGGCGTTCGAAACGCTCTTATTATATATTATCCCAAAAAAGTTTATCGTATCTCGGGGGAGTAAATTCCCCATCTTCAAATAAGTGGAATTTTTGCATATCTTTACATTTTGGACATTTAAGGGTTATCCTTCCACGCTTTACAGGTGGCAATTCAATTTCTTTTGTCCAAAGACCGGATTTATCCCATTCAAACAACAATCTTTTGCACTTCTTGCAACGTATCTCTTTCATGCTCTTTTCTTAATTATGCAAGCAATATCTTTATCGTTAATAATACGATATTGCACTTCGTTATAGTCTTCCTCGTCTGTAATTATCCCGGCATATTTACCGTAGTAAACCCTGTCTCCTACCTTTGGTTTATACCCCACCCAATCGTTAAAGGCCATCTCACTAACTGCTATGACAGTCCCTCGTACTTGGGCGCGTTGATCCATATCTTGGACTGTTTCAGGTGAAATAATTATCTCTTCTTTCCCTAGCTTCTCACTCACCTTATCAGGTAAAATCACCACTTTATATTCCACGGGGATTAAGTCCACCTGATACTTATCCCAGTTTTCTGCAAATTTCTTACTCATGGTTCTGTCTCCTTTAATTCAACGAAACATTATTCTTCAAAGGTGTAACTATCTTAGCCCCTCCAGGTGTAACTATCTTACTTTTCTTTATCTCGTTTAGTTGGATAGCATTGGCTAGGGCATTATCATTCACATGAAGAAAACCGCAGGAAGGGCAAACATACAGCCATATTACAGAGTTTGGTATAGGCACAATCAACCACACATTTTCTATGTTTATCTCTTGCTTAGGATTATCCTTCTGTGGCTCTACCGGCTTCCATTGACATGCCCTGCAATGAGGCGGCGCGACCATTGCTATTTGATGTGTCATGCTAATCCCTCCACTCGTTTTCTTTCTGTCTCAAGATCACATAAACTATCTAAAGTTGCCTTTTTTTTTGCAGCTAAACAATAGTCTGCCATACATATAGGGGCACCTTTCGAAAAGTACCACTTCCTTTTGTGCCCAATTGTTTCGAGGATAGGCTTCTTTAAAAGTTCCCCATAATCATCATATATTACATTTATCACTTTTGTTATAAGTTCAATTGCTAATTGCTTTGATGGAAGTGGCCATCTCATCATTCCCATGCTTACCCATATAGTAGTCCCACTAAACTTAAAAGCTTTTATCATTATCTTCTCTGCCTCCTTTTCTCTCTCCTCTTGAGTTGCCCAAACCATATTGTCAGGCTCATTTTTTATGAACCATTTTGTTTCATCTGTCTCCATATATTTATCCATCATTTTTCCCATATCCAATCTAGGAACAGGGGGGGAAAATTTGCGCAGTATAAGTAACTTTCCTCATTTATTCACCCCCGTAAACCTGATTTTCATAATCTCCTGATTATCCTCTTTACGCACATCAAGTTCAACTATACCTTTTCTTGCAAAGTCCCAGATGTACTCCAGTAATTTCTCATGGTCAGTCCATCTCATTAGGATATCAGTTATAAAATCTTTTGTGATATATACTTTGTCTACAAAATATTCCTTGCCTTCATGGTCTTTTGCCATTACTCTTCCTCCTCTTCCTCTTGTAAGTCTTCCGGTTTTAACTCAAGGACAAGATCAATCCCCTCTATCATACCGACTGCTTTTCCTGTTTGCTCTGCTGTTTGGACACCCATCAGGGTTCCACCCTTAGAAAGTATTTCAAGAACTTTATATTTGGCTTCTCTAAGTAACTTAAATACCTCTTTGGTGCCAGGGTCTTGTTTCCAGTTTGCGTAATCACTTGGTAGCATTGCTATTCCCTCCTGTTGTTTGTGTCTGTCTCTTTGCCTTCAGCATTTCTTCTTGATGTTTAAGGTTCTGGCCTAACTTTTCGACATACAGTTTATATTGTTCCAACTGTGGGCCTGCTTCTTCCGCCTCTGCCTGCGCTATGCTCTTGATAGCATCGGCATGTATCTTTCTACCCTGTGCTATGGATTGTTCTATCTCGGCAAACAGCTTCTGTTTCTCAAGATCGTGCAAATCCCTTGCCATGTCAAGACGTTGCAAAAGGTCAACAGTTTCAGGGTCCGGTTGTGGTTTTGGTCGTTTATCTAGGGGAATAAAAAGGTCTTCAGGATTTTCTATTTTAATTGCAACAAGATATCTATTTAAAAATTCTTCATCATTAAGCTTAGGATCGTTTGGATCTCTAACGGCCATCATTGCCTTAGTCCTTGACAATCTTAAAACATCAAGACTCATATTAGGATCAGCAACGGGCTTGATGTCTAAGCCCTTGGGTTCATAGTCTTTTTGCTTGACGGCTTTTTCTTCGTCTAATATATTAAAGTAATGGCCTTGATTTAGGAAAATAAAGTTTAACTTATAAAGTTTCTCAAACTCCTGCTTCAAGGCCCTGAACACACGCTTATAGATGCCGGTAAACACTTTCATGCCCTGCTCCACTAATGCCAGAACAGTCTCTACGCTTACATTTTCGCCTGGCTTTTCTCCTGTAAGAACATCTTTGACACTTGATATGTCCTTACCGGCATCTATTAACATCCCCAATAGAAGAAACAGCACTTGAGAGGGTTCGTTAAGGGGGTACGGCACCATGTTCTTTCTGAGGTCGTCCCCTATGGTTTCCACCATCTGCCACTTGCCCAACTTGACTTCTATCTTGCCACCCTTAATTCTAATGCCCCGGCCTATGAATCCACCTCCTGCCGTGGCAAGTGCGCCCGCATCGAGGAGCTGGTTTATAACGGTATTGACCGATTCGTTTATAGGGCCAAGGAGTGCGCCGAAGCCAAGGCCGTAAAAGCAACCTTCAGGGTCGGGCAGGAAAGTGAATTTGGTAAAATATTGGATGGGATCGATTTTTACTAATTTATGCGTTCCATTCGTTCTTTTAAGTTCAACGTCCTCCGAACGATATCTGGCGACTATACGAACAACCTGCTTGGTTTTCTCGTGAAATGTAACGATATATGGTTCTTTGTAGCCGTCATCATCAAGGTCCAGGTAACGATGTTGCTCGAAAAACTCCTGTGGCGCGTCGGAATCCCCATCGTCCGTGTCCGGTATTTTTAGATCAACATCCAGCCATATATCAGCAACTTGATGCTCGTAAATTTCATTCTTGGATTTCCAAATCCTGTGAGATACCCGGCTTGCCTTTTCCAGGCTCTTTGCTTTCATATTGACTATCACATCAATAGGAAGGCATAGATCACTAATATTCCTTTCGGTTACCTCGTCAAAGTAACTCTTCTTAAACAGACTACCAGTTATGGGAAGCACATGAAGTCCTGTATCCATATCCTCTTCCCATCCTATCATTTCTTCAGCAACCTGGAAACTCATGTGAGTGCTGACACGCTCCGCCCGCTTTTTCTTTTCCCCATCAGCGTCCTTACCCACAATATTGGCTTTTACAATATTAGGACCCTGCACTATCTCCGGATAGGCCCTGGCAGCGAACTGAATAGATGCCGTGGTTATAAGGGGATACTTGATATTAGCGGAATTAGGCCACGGAAATGTCTTCGACCCCGTAATCTGCTTGGCGAGCTTCATGCCGTCTTCGTTCTTTTCCTTCCACTCCCTACGGCTTTCCTCATCTATGTTCAGTTCCGTGTAACATAGCGCACCGACCTCGCTGAGTTGTTGTTTTTCAAGATCAGCGGCTATGTTCTTGGAAGCTATGAACTTTTCAAGTTTTTCGTGGGCCATTTACTTCCTTTTGGATGTAACGGGTTTAGGGTCGGGTTTCACCATCATCCAAGCTCGGTTGGCATCGTACCCCTTGAAAATCTTCTCTCCTGATTTGTTCTTGCAATGAATAAATCCTTCTTCCATCCTTCTAGCCTTTTTTTTGTCACTTACCCATCTTGGTTCTGCCATTGTTTGTCCTCCTTTATTGGTTTTATTGATTGTCGCAACGCTTTGTCACGACTTTGAAAGCATTCCAGAAGTTTCCTTATTTCTTCTTCCGTGTAAAACCCTTCTTTGATAAAAAAACTTCCGGTAGAATACACCTTGTGTTCATATCTAGTATCCTCCGACCGCACTCCTTCCTCTGTCTCCTTCATGTTCATCCTCCCCCTGTTCGTACTCTGTAGCATCATACCATTGTGTGTCTAACAGTAGGATTCTATAGAGATTTTCCATCATATGGTCGTCCTTGTCAACAGGTTTCGCAGTCTCCTTATCCCACATATACCCCTCAATTTCAAAAAGGGTACGGATAAGATCGTTAAAGAAAAAGATAGAGGGCTTATTATTCGGACCTTTCAGATATTCTTTCACTTTAATAATGCCACTCTTCAAGTCCTTCGAAGCTGTTTCAAGCGCTATTCCCTTGGAATAGAGGACCATCTGAATATTATCGAAAACTGTGTTTGTGTTATTAGCATCCCCCTTAGCAAGAGGATCACAGATAACACGATTCACACGACCAGAATCAATTTTATAGTGCTCCAAACATTTCAGAATCTCTCCCCCTATCCATTTCCCATCGCCATTATCCCAAATTTCTTCAAACACAAACTTTTCGTTCATTGGAGAAGTCGCAGTAAAAAGAACTGCTTGCTTCTCCCTCGGGTGGGTATCAATAGAGATATCAATAACATAGTCATATGGAAGTTCAAACCGTTCTATTAAATGAACGTCTCTTTTGAAGTCAGAATAGATAATGCCCTCTAAGTAAGAAGGAACGCCTTCCAGCCGTGATTTCCGCTCTGTAGGGTCAAGTTTATTAGCATATTCATCTAAACCCTCCTGAGTAATGCCATATCCTACGTTTTCCCTGCTTTGGATGTGAGTATTAAAAACTGATGGATCAGGCCGGCCATCATCCAACCGTTTCTTGATAATAGTCTGATTTATCCACGGCTCCTCTAAAAGGGTGGCTGCAATGAACTCTCTCCCTCTCCTGTCCACAAGACCACGGGCATTCGCAATGTATATTTCCCTGCCTGGAGGTTCATCATACAATATCAGATCACCTTCCCATCCGCGGTGCACTCGAGGTTTTTGGTTATTACTTAGGATAGTTAGGGAACTTCCAGTCTTAACATCTATCCACTCGGCATCGGGGATAATACCGTTACCCTTCCTTTTGACTTCCCTATCGTTGGGCCACCATAGTTCAAGGGCTGGTATGACAACATCCTGAATGTGTTCCTTCCAATCCTGTCCTATATATCTGATTTTCCTGGGCTTATTATGGGTAAACAAATGACTTAGTTTAGTAGGGCCACCTTTCCTGCTATCCTTATTATCCCAGGGATACTCTCCCCACATCACAGAAAGGCCAATCAAGGTGAGAATAGTAGTTTTGCCGCTGTTATGATGAATGGCACCACCGGCATAATAATTATTAAAAACAGGTACATGAAAGTCATACTTGACATCCTCTCTGATAGGTTTTATACTGGAGATAAAAGATGAGGAGCCCGCATCGTTTTCGCCAAGAGGAGAATCACATGTCGAATCACGGCTGTAACAAGTACAAGAAGCACGATTGGCCGATCGAGAAAATCCGTCACTGGATAGAGATTGAGAAACGTACTCATAAATGGGTAGCAAATCAGATAAATTGCGGAAATCAACACGTTTCGAGGATCTGCAAGAAACATGGGATAAAGTCTCAGCCATGTGGGAACAGGCTTGGCCCGGACCACCCTGAATGGAAAGGTGGGGAAATAATTGACAAAGACGGATATTGTCTTGTCTATTGTCCTGGCCATCCGAATGCCCGAAAACCAAGGGAAAAATATGTTTTAAAGCATCGCCTTGTAATGGAAAATCATATTGGCCGTTATCTTGAACGGGATGAGGTTGTTCATCATAAAAAGGCTCGCTCTGACAATCGGATTGAAAACCTTGTGCTGTATTCTGCCAATTCCGAACACCTGAAGGGGGAATTGAAGGGAAAGATTCCAAATTGGACTGATGCGGGCCGACAACGTACCCTGGACGGAGTTCAGAGATGGCGCGATAGCCGAAAGGCGTTAAAATGCGATGCCCTGCAGATGCAGTAAAGCTTTTTCTGGAAGAAAGCTCAATTTCATAAATAGTCTCGACTGGGTATTTCTTGAAAGGTTTCATGGCGTATGCTATTACAAGTTTTTTACCATCCCATGCTAAAACATTAAAATCATTCTGGATTTCGGATATTTCGATATTTTCTTTTTTCACGGGATCATAGATTTTCGTTTCAGACCCCAGACATCTCTCACCTCCTGTGAAAGTAAAAGTCTTATAAAAAGGGTCCAGCCATGCCTCTATAATATCCTTCTGTCTTGGGTTGGGGCCTGGCCTCCCTTCTGCATCAAAGAAGTAGATAGGATTTTTCTTTTGATAGTCATTTTCCCATTCCAGGTTCTCTATAAGTTTAAGCTTTACCCGCTTTTCTTCCGCCTCTATCTGGGCGGTAGTCATCTTCTTGGTATAATATTTAGTAGCTTTCCGTGCCACTAGCCCCCCGTGCGCCCCCGATATTCCAAACCATGGCTTTCTCCTTTAGTCACCTTATTATCCGACCTTATGCCCACATTCAGGCGTTGTTCCTCCCTTGGTATTCCTATAAAATCCAACATCTTAACCTGGAATCTCTCCATGTTAAGAACATAACCGGTAGAACATATCAGCACATTATCAGGATAAGTCTTCTCTAGCGTCCATGCCTTATCAGTGTACTCCTTCCAATATTGACCCAAAGCCTCCCTCTTAGGTAAATCATACTGAGGCCATGAACCAACAAAACACTTGTTACTATTCCAATGGCTGGAATCCTTTTTTGTCCAAAAGTTATATCCCTTATCTCCTAAAGACCGATCCATATAAGAATCCACAATAGTACCGGCATCCTTCTGTAAACACACAGCCTTAACGTCAGGGTAGTCCTCAATCAACCTCTCCAGGTAATTAAGCCAATAAAAACCAGCATCTACAACCATGTCGAAGCCCATCTTAGTCAATCTCTGCGTGATACTGTAATACTTCAGTAAATCAAACTCCCAAGGTAAAACATCGTACTCATGGTATCCCACAGCCCCGGGATGCCCCCCTAACAAGGCCGCAAATGATCCTGTGCCACATCGTCCTGTTCCGAATCCTATGACAAGTTGCATTCTCCCAATCCTATAGTCGTAAACCCATCAGCCTTATAAATAACCCAGCAGGATGTCAGAAATATCAGGATGTATAGCCAATCCAGCCAGGGCCTGTCCTTACTCCTCATACTCCTCAACATCCGAATCAATGGAATAAAGCCCCAACATATCATGCTCGAGCCTAACCAAAGTTTTGAACATCTGAGGATCATCAACCCCGATAAAATACGTCCGGGTACTTTTCTCGTCTTTACGTCTGTAGCTCAACATCAAACATTGAATGTTGTCATTACGATATTCAGCAAGCAATTCATTGATATTTTTGAGCAACCCATCAGGGCTGTCAGGGATTAGTTGTTCTATTTTCTTTACCACAATCGTCCTCCCTCTCTATCACAATCTCAATATTCACCCTATACTCGCAATTAGCACAGGCATGGCCCGTGACATGCTTGAAATCGTCTCCGAAACCATCAACATGGATAAACCATTCCTGGCATCCACACTCAGGGCATGTCGCCACTGGTTGGTGTAGGGTTATGAGTTCTCCCATAATCTCCTCCCCGCAAAGAAAAAAGACTATTACTCATTACGAGCTATAGATGAATTAGCGTGCATCACAACCTCATCCAACTTGGTCATAGCCAAAGACTTTTCCCTGCTGTCAGGACAAAGTTCATTAAGCACATAAGCAAAATGGAGGGCCTGTGTTCGGATCTCCTCATACCTTTTAGGCTGAGTCTCCTTCGGGGCATGATAAGTAAATCTTTTCTTTAAATCATTATTGTCCATTTTTTCCTCCTTTCCCCCCACAATAGAAAAAGGGCCGCCAGAAGGTCAGGCCCCTGACAGCCCTAAATCTATTGCTCAGTAATCCCCCAGAGGAGGGAGGCGGGAGATTACCTCTTCGGGTTGAACCACACGGGGTTTTATACTGTGTTCGTCCCTTCAACTCCTCGTTTCTCACGGTCTTTGGTCCGAGTGTTCAGTCCACAACATCCCATTTATCGGAAAAAAGCTCCACCATTGTTTCTTTCCATGGAACGAGGCCAAGAATACTTGTGACATAAAGATAAGGGTGCGTCATTTTGCTGTTTTTATCGGGATATTGCGCCCTGATAACAACATCAGCCTTCCAATACGGGAGTCTCATTCCTTTACCTCTCTTAACTTGCTCGAAAGCGTCACCAAAATTCATTTCACTACCCTCCTTTTTGATCCAATGTCTAACTCTCTCATCTTATCCCTCCCCTCACATCCCCTTATTATACTCCACAAGGCTCTTTACCCTGTCAAGGGCCACGTTCAGTTGCCGGGCCTTTATATCACAAAAGATCCTGAAATCCGGGTTCCGGTGCACCTTGTCAGGATGATACTTAATAATCGACTCCCGATACAAAACCTTTGCCCAACCCAATATCTCCCCCTTACTCATCCTGTTGTAAATAGTCCCGACAGGCTTCTGAGAGCAACCAGGGATGCCAAGGAAGTTGCACATAGTCCCGGAATACGCCTCCTTATAAGTGGCCCCCAGTTCCACCAAACAGGCGTTTATACTCATTTTCCGAAGCCTCGCAGGGCGTTGTTGCTTGCAGAGATCGAATTAGGCCACCCCCTTTCCCTACGCACCTGTCACATATCGCCGTTATCTTAAAAGACATTATCCCCCCCTCTTATCAGCGCCTTAGGTGGCTATGTTTCACGGTAACAATATGTCAATGTGAAACCCTTTTTAAATAAAAAGAACACAGCCTACGGACTATACTATATATCTTAGGCTGGGGGGGAGGGGCGACCGGCCCTTACCGGATACCCCGGATCGTTCTCCCCGCTACCTACCGATCGGTAAGTTTACATAACATACAAACCCGGACTCTAGCCTATGGTGTATTGGTAATGATATCATATGCTTACCTTTTGCCATAACATTATCACGATCTCCCTGTCCATACCCTCATTATCCCCTATGAATATTGAGCATATGCTCATGATTTACCATCCTTCAGGGCCTTGAGCTCGAGTATCCTGCTATCCAGCTCATTGGTCGAGAGATGGTGTTCGTGGTAGCTGAGGACGTTCTGAGTCGATTCCCCGTCAATAAGCCTTGCCTTGTCCACTAGAATGCTCGCATCAAGCGCCAGCTTGCTCTTAGGGTGATTTGCAGGCTCTATCTGCTTAACCATCTGAAGGGCCTTGCCTCGGGAAAGTATCGTATATTCTTTTTCCCAAGTAGAGACAAGACGATTTTTGGAATCTCCTGAGTTCTTAACCTTATTGATTATCAAACTAATGGCTTGTTTTGTCAGATCATATTGTTTGGCTATTTGAGTTTGGTTTAGTCCTGCGAAGAAATATAGATAGGCTATTTGGTTATCACGTTCGGGAAATATTGTCTCTATTGACTGACAAGGATCTATTGCTGGATCTTCCATGCTCTACGCTATATCATAACATAACCCCATATGTCAAGCAGGACATAATACTATCCTAACTCGACCTTATATCAATTTTGACATAAGCAATGCCAATTATCCTATTTGAAGAGCTAGCAATGGATGATCGGTTAGGAGACTACCCAAAGAATTGATTAAGATTATGGGTATGGGTTTTTAGGTATAGAATTTGGTTCATGGGGATATGGACATAGGTATTGCTTAGATCATGAAAGTACCTGAAAGGATGTGAGTACCTGGCAGGATGTGAGATTACTGTCTTTGCCTTTGTGGGACAAAGCCATTAATCTTAAGGAGCAGGATGTGAGTACCTGGCAAGAAAGATTAAGAGTAATTATATCACAAAATGGAGAAAAAGTCAAATAAAATCGTCTTCACCTTATTAAATCAATCACTTATCCTATCTTATTCCAGACGTACGGCATGCACTATCTTTCTTATGTGATTTCCAAATTCCAAACTTTCAACCTCGTGATTGCTGAATTGAATGATTTTTTCATATGGATTTCCGTCGATGTCGATGGTTAAACGAATTCCATCCTTTCCACTCTTACTAATGACTATTCTTGTATTGCCCGCCTGCAGTACATCATCCCCGATGTGAAGTATTAATTTTCCGTAGGGTATCAATGCAATTAATATTCGGTCATATTTTTTAAACTTTACCCTGATATACTTTTCGGTGCATGCATCTTTAATTACATCCCGGGCGATATCTTGCTGTATTTGTCTTTGATCTTCCATGCCTTATTTAAATCAAAACCACCTTGGATTTCAAGCACAAAATGAGATAAGGGAAGGAGAAAGTCAAGATAAAACCATTATATCAATAATGACATAAGGGTAAACCGATAGGAGATAAAATAAATCGATAAATACTATGATTAATGTAATTATTATCTTGACATTTTATTACTTATCATTATATTATATCACAAACAATCATACAAAGGAGGAATATGGAAAACACAAGCATCCAAATCAGAGTAGCAAAAGACCTCAAGGATCAACTTGAGGCAAAGGCAAAGGCAGAGG